GTGAATAACCCGCGTCAGTGGTATTGGACCGGTTAAAAACGGTTGCTGGCGTACTCCGCTTCTTGTCCAGGGTGAACGACAATATCCCGTCATCCCAGAACACACTGACCCCGGCTGCATCACAAATCGTCTCCATCCTCTGACCGAGGGAAACATCCTCATCGTCAAAGGTGTAGTCAAAATATGATAGGCGCGAATCAATGGCGTCTAGTTCAGCCTGAATCAGGTACAGACCATGGATATCAATGGTGTTCTCAGCCTGCCCACCAACCACCAGCCAGTTATGCAGCGCAATATCTGAGAATTTACGGGATGCCCGCAGCCTGTAATCAACAGACTGCGTGGTCATGTTGTAGCTGATTACATGGCGATTAATCAGAGCGTTATATTTCCGGTCGCGGGCGCTGGTGGCATTTTTTGTCTGACGCACAGTGACCCTGACCAGCGTGTCGTTCGGGTAACTCACATTATTACGGATATTGACACCGTGGATCGCCTCCACTTTCAGTCGGCTCTTGTCACCGCTGTTATCAGTCCTCTGAAAACTCACCGAGTAGCGTCCATGCCCTCCTATAGGGATGATTTTGTCGGTGCGGTAAAACGTCTCTGAGGATGACTGGTGCGGTGTTGTCTGCCGGTAGGTGAACGTCTCAGATGTGCCAAGAATCTGAGCATTGTTTGCATCCACCTTCCAAATCGTCAGCCGCCAGTTGGTCTCTGATTTGCCACCCAGTGCGGACTGTGTATGAATCCACAATTGCGATGATTCAACCGGCGAGAAAAACGGTCCTATCACCAGCGCCTGATTATCATTGAGAACAAATTTGGAGGTGTTGATAGTGGCCGTTGAAATGTATGAAACATTAGAGCCCTCAATCTCATTCATCACGAAGTTGTAATAATAAACCGGCTCCGTCTCTGGCCCCTCGCTCGTCTCGTCTGCAGATATCAGGTTTCCGGAGAGAGTAAAATCCTGCGTTACGTTCCCCCTGGCTGTGGGGTACGTCGCGCTGATCGTAAACTCCACGGCATGGGGCAAAGCCAGCCCCATAAAGTAATCAAAAGTCGCCTCCTTGACGATTTTCATCAGAATCTGTCCACCAGCATAGCTCCCGCTGATTACGCTGGTGGCTGATGCAGTCTCAATCGGAAAATCGTCAGATTCGTTTTTACCCGGCACATCCTGACCATCCACATCATCAAACTGATAGCCCTCCTGGACAGTATTGATGATGTCGCCGGGGTTGTAGATGGTGAATGACGCCCCGGCCATCGATCCCAGATTCGATTCAGAGAATCGCACGGAGCTGACCGTATACCTGCCGAGACCAAAATTCATAAACTCAGTCAGATATTTCAGGTTGTCTGAGTACTCAAAAAGAGACTCCTGAATGAGGTCAGGAAACGCTCGAATGAGCCCAAAATTGTCAGGTTTGGCTTCGCCGTTGCGCGCCAGGTTTGTCTGCCCCTTGAGGCTATTATTGGAAGAGGTTTTCGTCTGACCAGCATTGCCAATGCCTGGCATTTTTATCAGACTAGCCAACACCTTTTTAGTAAATTTGATGGGGTTGAAATGTTCGAAGGGGTTTAAAAGTGTTTTGGCGAGACCGCCTGAACGTGGCTGATCAAAAATGGTGATCTGGTCGTTATCCTCCAGTGCAAAACCAATCTCATCATCGTCACCAAGCTCAACCCCATTCCGGTTTATCCGCACGTCTCGGTGCAGCTCCTGTTGTTCCAGCCACTCATTGAAAACCTGCCCGACCTCTACATAGACGCGTTCTTTAGGCAGCCCCGGTACGCGCTGAATCTGAATGACCGGCATACGTCTTAAACTCCACTCTGGTAAAAAGTTTCTTAATCGTGCGGATGCTATCGGCTCTGACATGCCCGCACTCGCCCCGGCTATGCAGAGCCATGCCGTCAACCATCAGGCCAACATGAACGGGCTGAGCGCCGTAGTAGGCAATGAATATGCCGCCATCCCGGAAAATCTCCGCGTCATCCCAGAAAATCACCTCCTCCTCAAAACAGGTCATAAAGTCCCGCCCTGATTCATAATCCTCAGTGTGATGAATCTCGATACCCAGCACATGCCGGTAGTACAGAACTACCAGCCCCCAGCAGTCCATAGCCTCAAATGTGCAGGCGCGATCTGCCCACGGCAAACCTGTGACCCTCTCAATGAATTCTGATTTATGCATTCTGTAGTCCTGGGAATTCCTCTGGGGTATAGAGCTGGGAGATGTTGTTATTCAGTGGGTTTTTTAGCGTCAGGCTGACAGTAACGTCTGATGCGTCCATGCTCACGTCGCTCACGTATAGCGTCCAAGGTTTGAGCGGCGTGTTCATGTCGGAGGCATCAAAACGCATGTAGGTTGCTGAGATGGGTGTGATCCGGCCTGTACCCCGCCACAATTTGAGCTGTTGCTTAAAATCCTGAGCCATGCGAGCGAATTTGAGCGTGCTGTTGATTACCGGTGTGCTGCTTTGCTGGCTCTCAGTAATCTCCATCCTGCAGGGCGTATAAACCACACCTGCAAAAGTTTTGGGGAATATCTGCTTATCCACCAGCCGGATGTAGCCAAACGCCGGGTTATAAAAAGTTATGGTGTCGTAAAGAATCCTGCTGGGACGACGGCTTTTGTATTCGCGGAAAGTCGGCATTATTCCACCTTTGGTAGTGACTCTTTATCCCGGCCATCGGGATAGCCAGTAACGATAATGTCCAGCCAGCTCGCCCATGGCGGCGGAAACTCGATCAGATAGTCATCGAACTCGTCATCAGAGTTTTTCAGCTCTCTGGCAACAACGTTTCCGGTCCAGGTAAAAGTTGATCCTTTCTGGTTCCATGTCGGAAATGCTGTGAAATGCAGCTCCTGAACCTCAGTACCCGTATCCCCCGTACCGGTCGAAACGCGCATGTTGAACCACTGATTACAGTTATCCAGATAATGAGGGCTGCGTAACCACTGAGTGAACGCCCTGTGCTGGGCAGCGGTGAATACCCATGTCAGGTTGAACGACGTTTTCAGATCGTCTGTTAATTTCTGGAAAATGGGCGCGCCAACCTGTGGCTGGTCCGTGCGAAACCCTGTATCGCTGGTGGGGTTTTTATTGGATTTCTGAGCCAGTGGGAGCCACTCGGGATAATCAATTGCCATATCATTCCTCAGCAAACAAAAAACCCGCCGTAGCGGGTCTGTTAAACAATCTCATTGGTGCAGGTGGGTAGTTGATGAGTCTGTGATGGTTATTCCCTCGCCCTCCTCTGCGTCTGCAGATTGCTGGTAATTGAGGCACTCATTGGCCCACCCTGATCCATATCCATAATGAACGCCTGAACGGTCAGCGTGTTGCCGCTCTGTGTGGCCTGCGCATCATAGGTGTGTGAGCCAGAGGTGTAATCATTGAACTCAATGGAGACCTGAATTTGCCCGCTGCTGCCAGAGTTCAGGTCTTTATTGCTGATCACCTTGCCGTTATCGCCGGGGATCATGAACTGCTTGCCACTGCTGGCCTGATAGATTTCAGGCATGCCGCCTTCACCTACCTGATACATAGAGCCCGCTGACACCGGCCCGCCGTTTTTGCGTTTGCCTGATAATGTTTGTGACAACGCAAACGCGCCAACCAATGCCGCCCCGCCGATGATTGCTGCTGCACCAAATGAGCCTACAGACGCCACCAGCGCGGCTGGCAACCATGCTGCCATGGTTGTTCCTGCAGCGGTGGTGCTCGCTGCTGTTGTAGTGGCTGTTGCTGCAACTGATGACGCCGCTACAGCCTGTTGCATGGCTATCTGTTGCGCTCCGCCTGTGACGGCAGATTTAACCCACTCGACACCCATTTGCACAAAGCCATTTACCAGGCTGTTGAGCGCGTTGCTGGCGAGGGATGACATGGCCTCCTGTGCAGACATTGAGCCGGTAATCACACCAGTGAGAGCATTAGAGGCATTGCCTGCCAACGATTCAAACGAGGCCGCCAATAACTGATTGGCAGCATTCTGGTTACTCCATATCTCCCACTGTGCCGCGATACGCGCCTGCTCAAACGTTGTATTGGCTGCATTTCTCAAAGCCAGAGCTTGATCCTGAGTAAGTGTTTTATCTGCCTCAAACTGCTGGATTAATGCCAGTTTCTGGGCGTTCTCGTTTGCCAGTTGCTGAACCGGATCAACTGTACCGGCAGCAGACTGCTGTGGCGTTACTACCTGGTCAGCCCTAATTTTGGCGAGATTAACCTGGTGCTCCTGCTCAAGACGCTCTGAGAATGCGTTGAATTGCGCCTGGCTAATTTTTTTGGCGGATAAGGCCGTCTGCAGGTCAGCCACATCCTGTTTATAGCTGGCATTCTCTTTAGCCTCGGGCAGGAGTTTTTCGGCTGCTGCCTGAGCGCGGATAGCGTTGCTGGCGTCCCATTTGGCAGCGGCATACTCCCCGGCCTGTTTAATATCCGCCTGAGTGGCAGCGCTGCCGAGGGACTGCTGAGCAGCCAGAATCGCCTGTTCGCGACTGAGTTGACGGGTTGAATCAGCCACCAGCTCCGATTGCTGCTTCAGGTTAGCCAGTTTCTGGGCTATAGATTGTGCCTGAGTCTCTGCCTTCTTACCTGCTGACACTCCTTCACGGGTTTCTTTATTTCGGGCCTTCTCAGCGAGCTGCAGATCGTACTGAGCACCGGCTAGCTGACCTGCAGCGTTGATCTGATTCTGATTCCCCCCTTTTTCGGTCGCCTCCATTCGCGCCTTAGTGACCGCACGAAGACGCTTATCTGTAATGGCCAGAAGTGTATTTTCATCCTCCAACGCTTTGTTATAGGCGTCGGCTTTTTCACTGCGCGGTATCTGCAGACTGGTGGAATTGAATTTTTCCTTTGCCCGGCTGGCGAAATCAATCGCGGTTCCGAGCTGATTCATCAGGCCAGAGGTTACGCTGGCTTCATGCCCATCACGCTTGAGCAGGTCGATACCCTGTACAAACGTCCCGTTCATCTGTGCACGCAGCATGCCTGTTTTGTTGACCGTCTGGCTCAGTTTGTTCTGTGCGGTTTCATTGGCGGCGAGTAGTTGAGTGTGCTCACTCTGGGCGTCTGTTAGCTCTGAGAGGGTCATCCTGTATAAAAGACTGCCCTCCTGCAAATAGCTCAGAGTGCGACGCAGACGGGCCTGCTGCAGCTCATTAGCCTCCAGTGTTGCCTGATTGTCCTTGATAGCATCAGCCTGGGCTTTAATAGACCGGGTGGCATTATCAATCTGAGCGGCGAGCTGCACCTGACTCATATTTTTCATTTTGGCAATGACGCCATCTAACTTGTCAGCAAAATCGATGCTTTCCTGCCGCGCCTGCTGCATCTTCTGATAAAAATAGAAAATCCCGGCAGCCGCTATCATTGCCACACCAGCGGGGCCACCAATCAGGGCAAGCGCCCCTCTGGCGAGCCCGCCAATAGTCGTGGTTGCCGCCACTGCGGCAGCCGCTGCCGTTCTGGTTGCTGCTGCCTCAGCAATCTGAGCCTCTGCATAGGTGGCAGAACGCTGGATGGCCACAGATTTAATGGCGATCAGGTTTTCAAGTGCGAACGCTTCCGCCGCCGATCCTCTGGCGACGTTGTACTCAGCTTGAGCCAGGGCAAGGTTTGACAGCGCCTGTTCTTTATCCAGGCT